TTTTTTAACGAAGGATACCTCTCAAGAAGCAGAGAGCTTGATCGGCTGGCGCGGAAGATCAAAGAGACCAAGAAGAAAAGCCGAGGTCGGTCATGATCTGGGTTTTGAACTACTTTATGCACCTTTGCTTCATCGCTTGCATCGCACTATGGGCCACGCTTTTGATGGCGGTGATGGGATGAGTGAAGAGTGGAGAGAGGTGCCCAACTGCAAGGGCCTTTTTGTATCCTCGCTCGGCAGAGTAAAGCGCGAAAAATACGGGAAGCGGGTATCTTTTGGAGTGCGACGTCCGAACGGATATATGCAAACTTCAGTAAATGGCCGACTGTGGTTGGTTCATCGGTTAGTGATGCACGTTTTTTGTGGCGAAAGCTCGCTTGGTGTAAACCACAAAAACGGAATCAAAGATGATAACAGATTAGAGAATTTGGAGTATTGCACACAAGGCGAGAATGTTCGTCATGCTATAAGCATTGGACGTAAAGCAAAGCCTTGGGATCGCAGAGCCGATAAAGGCCCGACAGCAAAATTTACTTGGGACGATGTGAGATATATTCGTTCGTCTAAAGAAAACTCTGAGTCTTTATCAAGAAAATTTAATGTTTATTCTTCGACTATCAGAAGGATCAGGAGCAACAAAACATGGGTAGTAAGTTAACAATCATCGAAGCCCGAGAGTTAGCGGTGCAGGGGAAGACTGTGATTTGCCATCGCGGTTTTTTTTGGGAGCCTAAGGACTTTCTAAGTAACAAAGAATGGCACCCAGATAACGTCTTCGGCGTCTGGCGCGAGAAACGCGAGCCACGGCGGGTTTATGTCTTGGTCGATTCGCGGGGTATCATCACCGAAGCGTCATTTAGTCGAATTGCATTAGAGCCTGAAGGTACTAGCAAGCGCATCGTCGAGTTCGTGGAGGTAATCGGTGAGTAAGAAACCAGTAGCAAAAGAATTAGTAAAACTAAAGAAACCAACAAAGAAAGAATTAGCAGACCTTTGGTGCAAAGTAGATAGCGAAGGATTTGGTTACTACATGCTACAGTATGGTCCCGATTGGAAACTAATAGAACGAATGGGTTTTGACGTAGATAAGTTAAAGGCGGCTTGTGATGAGTTGCGAAAGCTAGATAACGCTATTTCAGATTTAGAAGAATTGGTAGGTGAGGATGACTAACGACCTAACCACCAAGCTAGAAGAAATCAAAGCGCGAGCGGAGGCTGTTGACGCAGCTTGGACCAAAGTGCCGATGGTAGACGATAAGTTAAAGTCGCTTGGAGACTTTGTAACACCTCTTATTGGAGTAGTGAATGAAGCTTTGCCAGTCATTCGCCAAGATATCCCGGCATTTTTACGCCTTGTGGAAGTCTTAAGGGAGCAGCGGAACGACTACATTCATACAGTTAAAGTTTCGCAATCCGATTGGCCGCGTCCGCTAGGTAACGCGATTGAAGGACAAATTGAAGATGACGACCAAGCCGCGCTTGAGGCGATGGAAGGGAAGGAACCATGACCCACGGCCATGTGAAACCGAATCCTGATGGAAGCAAAGCGCGATGCGGCGGGCCTGGAATATGTCCAGAGTGTGCGATTGAATTAGGTTTATCAATAAAGGAACAAAGATTGAAAAACACAATTGAACTACCGCAAAGCAAATACGAAGAAAGATTCAGAGTGATCGCAAATGGCACGACCATGCTGGCGTCGTTTTCGATTTACAAAATGGCCGAGGAATACATCTGGAAGATGACCGACAGTTTTGGCGATCTTCGTATTGAAAAGGTTTGGGCTTTGAAAAACACAGCGCCGCGAAGGTGGACATCAACAGAGATTGCAACTGCACGCCGAACCGGAGACGACATCGGGCTACCTGATGATTTTGTAGATTCAAACGCCTACGACACAGTCGAGGCAGAGCGGGATAAACTAAAAGCCGAGAACAAAAAACTTGAACACGCAATAAAGCAAGAGATTTTTAACAACGATGAATTCGGCTGCGAGTTTACCTACATCGTGATTGCAAAACGAGAAAACGCAGAGATGAGCGAACAACTCCAGCGCGAGCGCCGCAAGGTGGAGCTGCTTTATACGGAGCTAAATTACTACATCATGGACTGCGGTAGGAAACAGGCAGAACAAAAAGAAATTGATGAGCAAATTGAAGCAATCGACAAGGGGGAAGAACAATGAGCGACGATAAAAAAGACTACTACGGCGAAGAGGCGTTCTCACACTTACCTAGCGATTATAAGCCGTCAGTGACCCCCGACAAAGCGCCGCGAAGGTGGCCAATGTTTGAACTTGTCGCGACAGAATATAGCGAACATGAACAATTCGTTCTGGCGTCTGACTACGACGCACTCGAAGCAGAACTCCAGCGCGAGCGCCGCAAGGTGGAGCTGCTTTATACGGAGCTAAATTACTACATCATGGACTGCGGTAGGAAACAGGCAGAACAAAAAGAAATTGATAAGCAACTCGAAGCAATCGACAAGGGGGGATGATGGATAAAGTGAAACGGTACAACCTTGACGCTGAAGAAGATGCGTTCGGATGGCACGCAAGAGCTGAAGAAGACGCCAATGGAATATGGGTTGAAGCTGAGGACCACGACCGCGTCGTAGCCGAGATGCAAAAGCGGATCGAGAAACTGGAAGCGGCGCTTAAAAACTTGAGCGAGCGACACAACTGGCAGCCAGACATGGGCGAATGTATTTGTGCTGAACACAAGGCAGCACGCGAGGCGCTCAAGGGGGATGGATGAGCGACAGAACCAAAGTTTGGATTTCATTCGGCGAGCACGGCGATGTGACGAACGAACAGGATTGGGAAGTTGATGAACCCGCATTGTCGAAGAAGTTCGACGATGACAACTTCTACACGTACTACGCATTTCGAGAAATGGAGAACGGCGAGGCTTATGTTCATTCGTCGGTTGTAGCCGAGATGCAGAAGCGGATTGATGAGCTAAGCCCAGTTCACACTTGCCACGACAAGTGCAGATATAAAGGCTGTGTGCAGAGGCGCAGGATAGAGAAATTGGAAGCGGCGCTGAGGGACATCGCTGACTATGGTGCCACCTTAGATGCAGTTGTTGCCTTTTCTATGAAACAAATTGCACGCGACGCGCTCAAGGGGGATGAATGAAGTGACTGCGCGAGTGGTGGCCGCAACGGGGGCCATAATCTAAGGAACCAAAAGTAGAGCCGCTCGCGTGGTCACTTGATTTAGGGGGATGAATGAAGTTCGATGATCTTGGCGTATTAGTTCGAGAGGCACCACGTCCAGAGGGTGACTGGTGGTCTAATTTGGGCGATGCTTGTGCCGATACCTGCCGCGCCTTAATCCTTGGTAAGCGAGCGACCAGCGTTGAGCCTGTCATTCGATTTACAGATGATTGGAAGGGTTTTTTAAGACATCCAAGGCTTAAAGCTAAAAAGGGCTGGGATCGCAAATCGTTTACCAACGACCAGCTTGTGCCGCTGATTATGGCTCAATATATCGACCATCCGATTTGGGTGAGGCCAGATTTATTCGTTAGCTGTGGGTTTATTCGTGGCACCTGGAAGCTTGCGCAGCCGATGGTTTATGCCCTGCTTTTTAAGCAATGGTGGCTAGTTGATAAGCTTAATCATTTACAGGGCTGGCTTCTAACGATGCCATTCCGTTGGTCTGATCGGCCTCAAGATTTTGGCTTCGAATCGATTCAAGGGCAGGTTCAGGACTACCCGACAATGATTTGCACGACCGTTTTTCTTAACCGCATGGGATATAAGGCTGTAATTCCAAGGCCGCATGGTGAGTGCTTAACCGCCATTCTTAAATACCGCCAAGATCCTGCCGACTTCGAACCTAATTCGGAGTGGGAAATCGATCTTTACCGCGAAGCCTTGCATAAATATGCGGCTCAATAAAGACAAAAGCCCCGAGGTGGTGCTACCCCGAGGCCGTTGCCTTTTAAGAATTTAAGGTCTAAGTCTTGAGGTGCGAGCATCAAGAAAGACCTTAACTTCACAGCTAAAGGTCTCTCTTAAGATGCCGCAAACGTCAAGAGAAAGAGACCAGAATGCACGGTTATCCGAGAGTTATTTCGACTAGACTTCTGCTAGATCCAAAGTTCCAACGGCTATCAACTTCAGCCAAGCTTTTCTACTCATTCGCAGGGGCGTTTGCTGACTTTGATGGTTACGTTCATGAGCCACTTTCAGTGCTCGCCTTCTCCATCTTTCCACGTTCTAGACAGACTGCCTCACTCGCTTCAAGAGCCCTAAAAGAGTGCGAGCGAGAGGGCCTAGTGGTGGTGTCAAATGACTCGTTTTACATGCCGCGTCTGAGGCAAGAATCACGTCTAGAGTATCGCCGAAAGACCGATTTCAAGATCAGTCAACACATGAGCAATGAACGACCAAATGTAGTCCAAATGCAGTCCAAAGACAGTCCAAATGCAGTCCAAGTGCAGTTCAAAGACATTCCAAGTGCAACTGACCATGAGTTAAATCAAATACTTAGCAAAACTTTTTCCCAAAAAATACCCCCTAAAGATAAAGAAAAAGAGGAAGAGGTAGAGAGAGGGGAAGTGGTCGCTGCGCTCCCCCCGCCTAAAACTTCAATTTCAACCAAAGGTAAAGAACTAGCCTTACAGAGTTACGAGCAATTCGAGAGCAGGGCAAAAAGGGAAAGTAGCGAAGGTAAGGGGAAACTCATCTCGCTACTTTTTGAGTTATCGAAAGACTACGGTTACGCGAGGTTTGAGAAAGAGGCAGATAGGCTTTCAACGAAGATCCTGGAAGTCTTTGGCGATGGTGAGAGTTTCGGCACGTGGCTCGACATGAGAACCGCAAGGCCGATCACGGGAGCCGAGCTGCATCGAGCGCTTTGGATGGAAATTAAAGGCAAGTAAGTCACTGGCATGGTCTTAAAACGCTTTAAAACGGCCAAGGTTGATTTCTGTGAAACAAAACCGACTGCGACATGAGTCGAGGTTAAAAATCAATGGCGGGCCTTTTAAACGCAAATCGCACACCTGCTTAAAAACCGGTCAAGAAACCTTGATATTTTTTAGTAACGCCATGCAAAAACGTTAGGACCATGTAAAAAAGCAAGTTAGCAAATATTCAACACCACGAGACCAGGGGTTAGCTTGCAACTTGATTTACTTATGGGCGGTATCGCTCGAAACTTAATCGCTGACGCTCGATTCATGGCGTCTTGTGAATTAGCCCGAATTGATTTCACTGATTGGCCGCAGTCACCGCAAAGGCAATGCGTTGAGCTTTACCTAAAAGCGCGTCGTGAGCACTCGCATGATTATGCAGCTTTGAAGACCTTTGAAATGGGTGAGCGATTTCCAGACGTGGCTATTCCAGACGATCCAGACCTTTTGTCTGCCATGTATTTCAAGGCCATTAGAACCTTTAGAGGTTTAGACCTTGCTCAAAAAATACGCATGAATCCAGAAAACGCCGATAAGATCATTTCAGATTTCAAAGGTATCAAGACGCATGAGCCTTTGGCGCATTTTGGTTTAAAGTTTAAAGACTACATCGCAAACGTCGTTCGCAGGGCGCAAGACAATAAGACCAGGATCGCAATACCAGACTGGCCAGAGCTGTCAGACATGATCGGGGGCTTTAATCCTGGACGTGTCGGTATGCTCGTTGCCAAAACCGGCTTTGGTAAAACCACCTGCTCAATAAATCTAGCCTTAAGTGCCTCGAAGATTATGCCCACGGTCTACCTCAATATGGAAATGAGCGAGCAAGACTTTGCTGAGCGTTTGATTTGTGCCGAGGGTAATCTTAATTACAAAGAATTTACCCGCAACGTCTTTCATTACGAAAAAAAGCTTGAAGACATTATGGAGCGCGTTTACACGAGGCCGTTTTTCTTTAGCCACGGCGTACCGTTTACAGTCCAGGACATTTATGCCACCGCAAACGAGTACAAGCTACGCTATGGCCTTGGCTTACTTATCGTCGATTATGATCAAAAGATTGCGCTCAAGACTTCCAAAGATACGCCGGAATGGAAAGCACTCCAAATAGCGTTAGAAGGTTTAGATGAACTATCCAGGCGGCTTGATTGTTTTATCCTGGTGCTCGCTCAGGAGTCAGCCAGTGGAGACGTTTCAGGATCACAACGATCTAAGTTTCCGACTTCAAGCGTGCTTAGATTTTACGAATCAGAGAAAAACCTCGCAGGGCAATCGAAGTATGTTATTGAAGCTCTTAAAAATCGTTTCGGGCCATACGGTGCTATGGTCGAGGTAGAATATGACGCAGCGGCGTGCAGAGTCAGGGAAATTGGACAAACGCAGTCTAAACCCTCTTACAAAGACAGGCTCAAAGAAGACAGTAGTCCAAGAGATACACGACGAGCAGGTGCAGGACATCAAAGACAAATCTCGCCGCCTCGAAGGTACTCGCCAGGCGATTGAAATCTTCTACATGGCTCGGCATTTAAAAGAGCCAATGCTAATCGAGAAATCATGGGAAAACTTGGTCGAGCAAGCAAAACACGAGTGGGGTAATGAGTGCGAGGTGTCAGTGATCAGCGAAGGAGTGATGGTAAAATTATTCGATCATCAAGTGATAGTACCGTGGCCAAGGTAAAACCGTTTACGTTTAGAAAACCAGTTGTTACCAGTGCCAGAAATCCTTACGAGCTTTATCTTTGGGTGCCAGAGCTACCGCCAATCTTTGCCAACGGTTCGCATGGACATTGGTCGGTAAAATACCGCAAGGTCTCTGCCTTGAGAGGTAAGACAAGCTTTTTAGTAATGGAGCACGCGCCAGCTAAATCATTAGAGCGCGCAAAGCTTACGCTCGTTCGGTATGGTTCAAAAGAGCCGGATTTTGATAATCTGGTAAGTAGCTTTAAACCGATCATAGATGGCCTAGTTTCGGCTGGTATTATCGTCAACGACAAGCAAGCCAATATCGGCCAACCGCAGTACTTATTTGTAAAGGCAAAGCGCGATGAGGGCGCATTCAGTGTAAAGGTGGAAGAAATCGATGGGTAAGAAAGCGTACATCAGGCCAAGCCACAGATCAGTGCCGTCACCGGTAAAGCTAAGCTCTTTAAGGTTACCGACAAGACAAAGGGAATGCTTGCGATGTGAAAAAAGGTTTGCGAGCGTTGGGGTGCAAAACCGCGTTTGCGAGAATTGCAGAGGGACAGAAGATTGGAGAATGGCGAATCGGTTTTAGAAGAGGCTACTGTGCTCCACGAGATTGATTTAAAGATCATGGGCGCTTGGCTTTTAGAAATGCGCGACGCAGACGCAGCCCTTCAGCCAGACTGGATTTCAGGCCAGTTTCAACTTTATGTAAAAGACGATTTAGGCCGAATGAAGAGAGTAAAACGTGTTCTAATGGAGTTCGAAGACAAAGAGGCACTAGATGAGCGTTGAATCTAATCGGTCACGCTACCCAGTCCGCTACAATGCGGCCTACTGTAAGCAAATGATTGAGCACATGGCTCAGGGATATTCCTTTGCGTCGTTTGCTGGTGTGCTTGGCTGTTCTTACGGCACGCTTAAAAAATGGTGCGACACTTATCCAGAGTTTCAAGCCGCTAAAGATATTGGCATTCAGCGAGCCCGCTTTTGGTGGGAGCAAGAGGGAATGAAGGGGCTTTGGCGCTTTAAAGATGGCCCGCAATTGAATGAGAAAATCTGGCTTGCTGCAATGCGCGTCCGCTTCGGATGGCGTGACAACGACGTTAGAGAAGTTAATCTCAACACGAAAGACGTTGCACAGTTGATAACAGAGGCCGAGCGATTCGTTACGGCATTGAAAGAGAAACAAGAGACCGATGCAATTACCGATCAAGATAAGACCGATTCAACCGTCTGATCATGCTTTTATATTCGATGCTTGGTGCGAGACGGTAAGGCCGTTTTATAAGTACGTTGACAAGCGTTTATTTAGATCGGCAATGAATGAGCGAATCAAAGATGCTCTCGGGCGCTGTGCAATCTCACACGGTGGCTTTGTGGTCTGTGATGAAAACGAGCCAGACCAAATCTTTGCTCTGCAAGTGGTTTGCGTACCGATTGAAGACGTTGCAGTAATTGATTTTGCTTTTACTAAATCCTTTTACTGGCGCATGGGCTTACAGCGAATGCTGCTCGAAAGTTATCCAGAGAGCCAAAAGGTTCTAACTCTTCAAGCTAAAGCGTTAGGCGAGCGCGAATTTCAGCAGCCAGACGGGACACCTTTAGCCCTACACCTTAAAAACAGATACGGGATTGTACTCGATCCATTTTTCCACGAACGAACTTAACAGGGGTAAGAGATGAGACTTAAAGCGATAAAGGTTGGCTATTCGGTAAAGGTTGGCGACCGTGAAGGTGTTCACTTTGTTGATCAAGGTGATCAAGCAAAAGATGGTTTTCGAATTGAAATCAAGGCACTTCCAGGCCACGCGATGAGTGTCGTTGAGATTCAAAACAAAAGAACACAAGCCATTGCCTGGACATCTTTTTCGAACGTCGTTTATGCCGAGCCATTACGAGCGCCATTGCAAGAGGTTTTAAGTGCTACAGAAAGCGACACAGAAGCCGTCACTGACGCAGCAGTTGAGCCAGTTAAACGAGAAACTAGAGGCCGAAAACCTAAAGCTAGCGCCGCTCTCGTCGAAGACACGTTCTAAGATCAGAGACGATAAGTTTAGAAAGCAAAATGATTTCATCGAAGATCCAGCCGCATTTAAAGCTGGATTTTGCACTCGCAGGGCTGGAAAGTCTTTCAGCGGAGCTATGCTTTTGGCTGACGCTGCCGAAAAATACCCAGGCTCAAGCGTTCTTTATCTTGCAAAGACAAGAGACACGGCAAAACGCATTCTTTGGAAGGACTGCTTAAGCGTTGTTAATCGCCGGTTTGATCTGAACCTAAAAGCTAACATGGTAGAGCTATCGATGACTCATCCAAATGGCTCTGTGATTTACCTATCAGGTGCAGATGCCAATCCAGATGAGTTAGAAAAACTGCTTGGTCAAAAATATTCGCGCGTTGTGATCGATGAGGCGCAGAGCTGGAAACAGGATTTAAAGGATTTGGTTTACAACAAACTAAAGCCCGCCGTGGCTGATTACCGTGGGCAAATTGTTTTACTTGGTACACCGTCCAATAACCGCTCGGGCTTATTCTTTCAGATCACTACTGGACTTGAGCCCGGTTGGTCTGTCTGCACCTGGTCGGCGTTTGATAACCCTTATATGTCTGAGCAGTGGCAAGCAGAGATCGAGGATCTAAAAGCGCGTAATCCAAATATCGTTCATGATCCAGGATTTCGGCAAAACTATCTTGGCGAATGGACTATCGAGAGGGAAGCTTTGGTCTACCGCTTTGATAGGGAGCTAAATGCATTGCCTGAAATGCCAGCGAAACACCAAAAAGATGAAGAGTTTTACGTTATCGGGATCGACCTTGGTTACTTCCCTGATCCAAGTGCTGTCGTGGTGGCTAGCTATCGCAGGTTTGATAGCAATCTTTATTTCATAGAAGCGCACAAATGGGAAAAGCTAACGCTTGGTGACCTAGCAGAGCGTGTAAGACCACTCATGGCTAAATATAAACACGCGAAGCTCATCGTTGATGCGGCAAACAAGCAAGCAGTCGAGGAAATGAAACAGCGTTACGCTTTACCTTTAGAGGCAGCCGAAAAGCACGGTAAAGAGGGTTACATTGCACTTATGAACGCAGACCTAGCGAGCGGCACCGTTAAGACACTTCCAGCCGCTGATTTACTCGTGCAAGAGTGGGATGTTTTAACTTGGGATGAGGGGGGCATGGGTAGGAAGCGCCAAGAAAACCCGAACCTTGCAAATCATTGCGCCGACGCAGCACTCTACGCATGGCGATGGGCCTACAATTATGCTTTCACTACAGCACCAAAAGAGATCAATATTCATAGCGAGGAAAAAGTAAATGAATTCTGGGAAAGAGAAGCCGAAAGAGCAAGTCGCACAAAAGCGCAAGCCGATGAGTGGTGATTACATCGTTAATCCCCCAGCACTTTATGAAGTGACCAAGTGGATGCATGACGAGCATGTGATTGAGTTTAAAATGGGTGATTTTAGCGTAAAACTCGGTGGACCAAGGCCCACTTTTATGCAGCCAAGCGTGCCGCCAGAGGTGACAACTACAATTAAAAATGATGGCCTAACAGACGATGAGCGATTCTATGGAGTGGGAGCGGCTGAATGGCAGAGATAAAAAAAGAATATTACAATCAAGCAAAAGAAAAAACCGATTACCGTAACGACTGGTGGTCTATCGATGAGAAAGAGCTTTACATGCATCTCTTTCCATTGGTGCGCTACCTTCGCCAAAAGCAGGGCTATCGCCGGACGGCTAACATTCGGCACGCTAGGCTTTACAGCAATATGGACGCTCTCGGGGCTTTTTCTAGCACTTACGGCAAGGTAAATTCGGACGGTGTGGGCACTCACAAGCTATCGTTAAACGTCGTGGCCGCGGTCGTTGATACTTTGTCCAGTAAGATCGCTAAAGCAAAGCCTCGCACGGTTTATCTAACAGACATGGGTGATTGGAAGCGCCAGCAGCGAGCAAAGAAGCTTCAAAAGTTTATGGAAGGTTGGCGGCAAGGGGCTTTAGAGTACGAAAAGAAGCAACAAGCTTTTGTTGATTCTGGGATCTTTGGCACTGGCCTCGTTAAGTTTTACGCTGATCCAATTAAGGGTGAGATTTGTTGTGAGCGCGTCTTGGTTGATGAAATCGACGTTGACGATGCTGAAGCCATTTATGGCCAGCCGGCATCACTCTATCAGGCAAGATTTGTGGCAAGAGATAAGCTTTTAGCGTCTTATCCAAAGATGCATGATGCGATTCTTCAGGCCACCGCTGGTGAGGCGCAAGAGCTTGCTCGTAGTCAGTCGAGTGATCTTGTAATGGTAATCGAGGCATGGCATTTACCGAGCGATAAGAACACTCCAAATGGTCGCCATGTTATCGTTTGCGACACCTGCACGCTTTACGACGAAACTTGGGAATTTGAGTGGTTTCCGTTTTCTAAGCTCATGTATAAACCAAGGATCACAGGATGGTTTGGCATGGGGGCAGCCGAGTGCTTACTTCCAATCCAGATCGAGATTAATAAAACGATTCGGTCGATTGAAGCGGCTCATCGGCTAATGGCTACACCAAGAATTTACGTTGAAAACAGCTCTGGAATTAATCAAGGTACGCTAACAAACGACATTGGCTCAATTATCAAGTTTAGCGGTAACCCGCCAATTGAGAGCCAAGGTGTGGCGATGCCGTCGCAGATTTACGCTTATTTAGAAAACCTTTGGCAGAAAGCTTTTGCGCAAGAGGGTGTCTCGATGCTCTCGGCAAGCAGCCAAAAGCCAGCAGGACTTAACTCTGGCGCAGCTTTAAGGGAATATCAGGACGTTGAGAGCGAGCGTTTTCAGCTCATGGGCCAGCGTTATGAGATGAGTTTTCTCGAATCAGATCGCATCGTGATTGGTCTTACTAAAAAGCTAAATAAACAAATCCCTGGTGGTGTAAAAGTTAAGCTTGGTGGTTACGGCGGGGCTGAAACCATTAAATGGTCTGAAGTTGAAATGGATGAAGACAAATATATCATCCAGCAATTCCCGGCTTCGATCTTACCAACGACACCGGCTGGCCGATTACAGACCGTTACAGAGCTTTCGCAGTCTGGTTTTATCGATAAGGAAACAGCACTTAATTTGCTGGATTTCCCAGATTTGAAAGCTACGACGAGTCTTTTAACTGCAAACCAGCAGCTTGTGAAAAAGATCATTGATTCGATGATTGAGACCGAAAAATATGTGCCGCCAGAGCCTTATTTCGGACTTCAGTTTGCGAAGGATTATGCGCAGCTTAGTTATTTAAAAAGCAAAATGGACGGCGTCCCAGACGAAAAGCTGGAGTTGCTTAGGACCTTTATGTCTGATTGTCAGACGCTTTTAGATAAAGCAGCACAAGCCATGCAGCCACCACCAGGCCAAGCGCCACAGATGCAGGGTGAGGCCATTGCTAATCCACAAGCTCCACCAACAAGCGATTTGTTACCGGTGTAATATGCGATTAATCGGAGGGGATTCGTTGCATATTCTGAGAGAGTTGGAAGATTGCTCGATTGATTCAGTCGTGACCGACCCGCCGTATGGCTTGGCGTTCATGGGTAAGAAATGGGACTACGACGTTCCTTCCGTTGAACTATGGCTCGAAGTATTTCGCGTTCTGAAACCGGGCGGCCACGTTCTTAGTTTCGGCGGCACGAGGACCTATCACCGCATGGTTGTGAATATTGAAGACGCTGGCTTTGAAATTAGAGACCAATTGCAATGGCTATATGGCTCAGGTTTTCCAAAGTCGCACGACGCTTCAAAGGGTATGGACAAAGCGGCGGGTGCTGAGCGTGAAGTTATCGGTCCAAAGTCTACTTATCGCGAACCGCAAACGCCGAACGGTTGGGATTGCACTAAACGCGCAGAGTTTGAAACCGCACCCTCAACCACCCTCGCTAAACAATGGCAAGGCTGGGGCACAGCACTTAAGCCAGCAAACGAGCCAATCGTATTGGCCCGGAAGCCGCTTGTTGGAACTGTTGCGGCCAACATTGCCCAGTACGGCACTGGTGCCCTCAATATTGATGCGAGTCGGATTGCTCCATCGGACCCTGAACAATACAAGGCAAACGCTACTCGTTCCGATGGCAAGATTCGCGAGGGCTTTCTTGCTTCAGGCATGAACGCTACTGCATCTGAAATAGGCCGCTGGCCTGCCAACGTGCTTTTCGATGAAGAAGCTGCGGCGGTGCTCGATGCGCAAAGTGGGTTGATAAGAACTCGAAATGGCTACGGAATCAAAGGGCAAACTGGAGGCGGCACGGGCGCAGCTTATGTAATGCGAAAAACTGAGGCCCACGTTTCTCAAAAAGTAATAAGGGAAAACGAAAACGGAGTATTGGGCGGCGCCTCACGTTTCTTCTACGTCGCAAAAGCAAGTAAGAAAGAACGCGGTGAAGGAAACAACCATCCAACCGTCAAGCCGATCAAACTCATGGAGTATCTGGTCAGGCTCATCACCCCGCCAGGCGGCACAGTGCTCGACCCATTCATGGGCTCAGGGACGACTGGTGTCGCGTGTAAGAATCTAGGATTTCAATTTGTGGGAATTGAGCGCGAGCAGGCTTATCTAGAAATAGCAGAGAAACGAATCGAATCACAAAAATTAAAAAACCAATTAGAAATGGGGAATTTATGAGCCAAGAGACAACACAGGCCGTAGTACAGGCAGCAAAAGCAGAAGTTCAAGGTCAACCGCAAGCGGCACCGGCTACCGAAACACCAGCGGCAGCACCACCGGAAGCGGCAAAGCCCGAGGCAAGTCAGCCGGAATTTGCAGAGCAGTTTGCGCGCTTAGCCAAAAAAGAGCGCCAGATGCGCGAGCAGCAAGCCAGACAAGAGGCCAGAATTCGGGAATACGAGCAAAAGCTAGCTGAATTTGAGCAGCTCGAAAAAGATCCTATGCCGTTACTCGAAAAGCGCGGTTGGAATTTAGATAAGCTTTTAGAGCGAGCGGCGACCGGCGAAGCGCCAAAGCCAACGACTGACGATAAGGTAAGCGAGTTACAAAAAAAACTAGACGCTCTCGAGCAAGCCAAAAAAGAAGCCGAAGAGCAGGCAAAGTCGCACGCTGAACGCAGGGCGATAGCCGAGTATAAAGCAAAGATTCAGCAGACGGTTGACACCGCTTCTGATCAATATGAGGCTATCAAAGAGCTACAAGCGTATGACATGGTTTTCGTGACTGCTGAGGAAATATTCCAAGAGACCGGGGAAATCCCTGACATCGCAAAGGTGGCAGAGGCAGTCGAGAAACACCTAGTAATGCAGCTTGAGAAAGCATTTAAGTTAAAAAAATTTGGTGATCGGTTACAGCCAAAGGCCGATTCGCCACTCGAGACAAGTAAAGCGCAAGAGACCAAAGCCAGCGCGACAACACTCACGGCACAAACGACCGGCGTCACCAAGCCGCCGCAAGGTAAATTATTACCTCGCGAGCAAAGCTTGGCAGAGGCCGCAAAAAACATTCGCTGGACATAGTCCCGCAGGAGTAAAAAATGGCTTTGGATCTAACAAGTTTTGATGCAGCACTTAAGCAGCATTACACCGATGATCGTATTATTAACATGGTTTACAAGGACAACCCGTTTTTGGGCCTTGTTTCCAAAATGGAAGACTTTGGTGGCCGTAACCTGCCAATCGTCAACATTTGGGGTAACCCACAAGGGCGATCTGTTAACTTCACACGTGCGCAAGTTCGTGGCCAAGTTACAAACTCGCGCCTTGATGACTTTTTGCTTACTCGCGTAAAAGATTACTCGATTGCGACAATCGACAACGAAACGCTTGAAGCTTCTAAAGGTAACGCAAACGCGTTTATGGAAGCGGCAACGACTGAAATCGACGGCGCGATCAACTCGCTAACTCGCTCGATTGCGGTAAAAATGTATCGCGCTGGGTACGGCGAAGTCGGAAACATCGCGACCGGCGGTATTTCTTCGGCGACAATCACACTTGCGCAAGCTGAAGACGTGACAAACTTCGAAGTAGGAATGGAATTGGACCTTTCGGCTACGCTGACGGGTGCGGTTCGCGCTTACGGCACAAGCGGTAACGGTCTTATCATCACGGCAATCGACCGAGATGCAGGGACTTTGACGTTTGGTTTCAACGTCACTGACGCTACAAACGGTATTCCGGGCGCAACTGCTGGCGATTTCATTTTCGTTCGCGGTGATCACTCTGGATCTGTTTTGACTTCGATTGCTGGTCTTGGCGCATGGGTGCCAGACACTGCGCCAACGTCTACAGCGTTTTTCGGTGTTGATCGTTCGCAGGATGTAACTCGTCTTGGTGGCTTGCGATTTGATGCGGCTTCTCTTCCATTGGAAGAAGCACTTATCAAAGGTGCTGCTCGTTCAGGACGTGAGGGCGCGAAACTTGACCATTACTTCATGAGCTACGACAAGTTCGAGCAACTTGAAAAAGCTCTTGGCGCAAAGGTTCAGTACGTTGATTCGTTTGCTACTGCGGAAGTCGCTTTCCGAGGTATCTCGATCAATGGACCTCGCGGCATGATTAAGTGTATCCCAGATCAAAACTGCCCGAATAACCGTATTTACGGTTTGTCGCTCGATATGTGGAAGCTCTACTCTTTGGGTAAAGCAGTTCGCGTTATCGACACAGACGGTCTTCAAATGCTTCGCCAAGCTTCTGCTGACGGCGTTGAAGTACGTTACGGTTTCTACGGCAACCTCGGATGCCGAGCACCTGGACACAACATTGTTTTGCGCGTCTAACCAGACGTGTTAACTTAGGCGCTAGCGGTGTGGTTATGAGGCACATTGCTAGCGCCTTAAGGATGAGGCGCTTTTTTATTAATTTGGCAGTTTATGGGGGCATAAATTGTCGCGATACCCACACCTTTAAGGGGAATACATGGCAAATCGATTATTTCAGCAGTTCTTTTACTCACTCACAAAAAATCTAACTGGCATTCATGGCGTGATTTCGATCAATTCCTCGGCTGCGGTTACTGGTTCAACCATTCGTGGTGCGTCGGTAGCTAAGACGGGCACTGGTCTTTATACGATTACGCTTGATGATAGTTATCCTGCGCTTGAATCGGCGCAATTTACGCTACTGGCAGCGACGGCGGTTGACCTTGTGCCACAAATTGTTTCGGCTGACGTTGTTTCGGCTAAGACAATTGTTGTGCGACTCAACACTGGCGCGACGGCAACTGATCCTTCAGCGGCTTGTCAAATCCACGTAGCACTTCGCCTACGAAACAGCTCGGTTGTTATCTAAGGGGGTTTTATGCTCTTAGGACCTAACAAAAAAGCTGCCCAAATTATTGCGGGCTCGATGAAAAAAGAGCCCTTTCAGCAAAAAATGGGCGAAGGCGGCATGGTCGAAATGGAGTCAGAAGAGCCGGAAGTTATGTCCGATGCGTCTATGGCAAAAGAGCAGGCAGCAACGAAGCTGATTTCTGCTATGGAGTCAAAAGATGCTAAGGCTATTGTTTCAGCAATTCAGACGATGATCGATCTATGTTCAGTAAGCGAAATGGGAGATGACTAGATGGCGACACGAGCAGAGCTTAGGGCTAGAGCCAGAGAGCGCGCAGATATGGAAAACTCCACATTCATTTCGGATGCGGAGCTTAACATCTATTTGCAGCAATCTTGGTTTGAGCTTTACGATCTGCTCGTTGCGTCTTACGAGGACTATTACACCATTTCAACAACCTCGACGCTTACAAGTGGTAATACAATCGCGCTTCCGGCTGACTTTTATAAGCTTCGCGGGATCGATTACCAGCTAGGCGGCACAGAATATATCAACGTCCGTTCTTACAATTTTGCCGAAAGAAACCTGCGCGCTAAAAACGTGCAGATTTTAGATAACGGACGCCGAAATCTGGTCTATCGCCTTTTAGCTGGAAGCATTGTTTTTCTGCCAGAGAACGACGCCACGGGTACATACAAGATTTGGTACATACCTCGCTGTGGGACTTTTGTAGACGATATGACTGAAGTTTCAAACGTGCTGGACTTTGACGAATATATTGTCGTTGATGCAGCAATTAAAATGCTTGTGAAAGAAGAGTCAGATCCTTCTGCACTACTTTTGGCAAAAGACGCTTTGAAGAAAAGAGTCGAGGCAATGGCTTCAAATCGCGACGCTGGTGAGCCGCAGACGGTGGCAGATGTTAGAACGTCGGATTCTTACAATGACCTTTTATTCCCTCGGGGGTAAACCTTGGCCTCTCGTAAAACGATTAAGAGGGTTCAGGGCGACTTTAAGCTTGAGCAGCTTCAAAGAAATATAGAAGACTTTTTAAAGGCAGCAGTGCCTGATTTTTTGGCTAACGGCGAAGACCTTGGCCAAGTTGTTTTGGCGTCCGGTGCCAATGTTGTAAATCATAAACTTCAGCGTGTGCCACAAGGTTTTTTGATCTTAGATCAAGATGCAAACGCAAACGTATATCGTACGGCGGCTACAGATCGCACTATCACACTTACAGCGAGTGCTGCCGTCACGATAAAGGTATGGGTGTATTGAAATGGCTTTAGAGCGTCAGACGGTAAGTCTTAACATTGCGACTTCTATCAATCAAAAGGCTGACGACAAGCAGATCGATGCAACACAGTTAGCCGCAAGTAAGAACGTAAGAATCAAGAAAGATAAGCGCGTTCAAAAGCGTGAAGGGCTTCAAGATTACAACACGACTCAAGAAAGCTTAACGGGCACAAATCCGCTTTTGATTGGATCTAGTGCTTCGCAAAGCTGGGTGCGCGAGTATAAAGATCAAGTAATCATGCAGAATAAGGGTGCGCTTTACGTACGAAACCTGACTGCAAATAACTGGAAACAGACCGGCTACACTCAACAAATTCGAATGACTTCTGAAACTGTGGCGGCTGGCAGTTATATTGCCGAAGATTGCGACGGTATCCGAGCGGGTGACTTAGACATATTTATGTTTAAGGAGTACGACAAAATCAGGCTCTCGGTTCGAAGAATCAGCGACGGCATTTGGCTCTATAAAGATCAGATCATTTACACGAAATCAGGCTCGAACTTTATGGGCTATCTGCGCGTTATCGAAATGGCTAGCGTCGTTGCGGTAATGTGGATTGATACCAGCATTAAGGGTTTAACAATCAATAAGACCACTTATGCGTTATCAAGTGTGATAACGATTGTTTCAGCGGCGACCACTGGCTGCACAAGTCTTGATGCGGTTTATATTGCGAACTCTGCGGCTGGCGAGGTAATTGCGCTTGGCTATCGAACCGCGACGGGATCGGTAAGGCTTCGAACCATTAACAGCTCTCTTGCTAGCACTGGTCCCGGCGAATACACGACGGGAGAGGTGGGGCAGCAGCGCGTATCGGTTTATGTAGACAGTGCTCAGCCAAATGACGTGTTTTTTGTCTGTGAAAACGTAATTGCGGCAGTTTCAGCTCTTGGTCAAAGACAGACCAGCGGTGGTTTTAATGTCAGATGGGGCGCGGCTACAATTGGCGCAGGATCTTGGACACTAAAAAACGCAACGCAAACGATTGCTGACTTTACCTATGAGCCAACGGTTAAGAATTCGCCCTATTATTTCGCAAACGCCTATACGCAAATTACCGATGCCAGCAACTCAAGCAATATCTTGATTTTGATGAGCGTCATAAATGTGTTTACCGATATTTCTGAAACCTGGTCTTTTATCGGCTCAAAAGCCGGCGCAGTCGTAAATGCGGCAAGTCTTTATAGTCACGGTATTTCGATTTGCGGGAAGGTTACGACTGACATCGAGAGAACCACTAACGTCTTTCCGGCTGTGATCCAAAGAGAGAGCGACCAAATTATTGCAGTATTTGATTACTGGCGAGGCCAAGAGGTTCGCAAGTGCTCAATCGCAGCGGTTTTAGATGGTGGCGACATTGCGTTTACGAGAAGTACCTTGACGACGCTTCCACAGACTCAAGTCTCTTCGGCTGGTTTTTGGTTTTACACAAACCGCTACACGAGAGGCATCGCAAACGATGATAGCGTTGAGCGCGGTATTGCACTGGTTAGCGGTGTTTTTGCTACCAATCGCAGTGAAGCAATTGAGGTAAACAACACTCTCATTTGGGGCGCAGGTGTAGCGAGAAGCTACGACGGTATTACTGTGGGCGAGCTTGGCTTTCTTGTGCCGCCTAAAAAGATTTACATGAGTACGGGCGTCGGTGTTTCGCTAACGGTAACAACCGTAGGGGCTGGTGCAACTAGACAAGTAAGGTCGATCACTCTGCCCTGTGGTGCGCATATTCAAGCGTCTGCAAACGTATTGAATCAGCAATTTTATATTAGCCTTGATGATACCGGTGCTGCTTGGCAGTTTTATTTCGTTATCGATGGCGTCGGCGCGCCACCAACTGGTGCGGGTACTAACATTCCGGTTTACATTCGGGCAGTCGATACACCGGGCGAAGTTGCTCAAAAGCTTGAAGACGTTTTATTTACGACTGGTAGTGGATACAATTTTTTAAGAGACGCCACGAGAACCAATAACGATTACAGCTCGACGATTTACATTCGAAACTTTACCGCTGGTGCCGTTGGTACGCCAGACGCAGTCAACGACTTTGCAAACTTAACTGGCACGCCGCTTATTGAAGATGGCACTTACTTGGTGCGAGCGGTGCAAGTTTATGTTGATCGATTTGGTAATACTTATCGGTCGGCACCTTCGCCACAAAGTACGATTGTCGTTTCAGCAGATACGGCACTTTATTCGTTTTGCGTCTTAGCCCCGCCGATTACATCGCGGCCATTTGCTCAGAATTATATTGAGATTTATTTGAGCACGGCCAACGGCTCGATTCTTTATAAGATTTCTCGAAACAATAACGGCTTTGACGCACTTACTTGGTCCGGCGCAAGTGGGCAGTATTATGCGCGCCGCAGGCTGCTTAACGAGCTTGCCTTAGAGGCCGAATACGGCGTGACGCTTGTCGGGTACAGCAATAATCAGCAGCTTTACACCACTGGCGGCATTTTTGAAAACGACTATCCGCAAAACTGGCAATTCCTATTTAGGTTTAAAGACAGCGTCGGCGTTGGTGGTTTTTCGGTAAACCCTAAGCTTGTTGTTTTCAGTAAGCAGATATTTACCGGCGAAGGCATTTCGTTTAGCGACTTTTTAAGCATCGATATTGATACAGACGATGAGGCTCTAACTGGTGCTGAGTCGCTAGACGATAAGCTAGTGCTATTTAAACGCGAGGCTAAATATGTTGTTGTCGGCGATGTGCCGAACGATGCCGGTGGTGGTGGTTCTTTATCAGTACCGCAATTAGTTGCGTCAGATACTGGCTGCAATGACTTCCGAAGTATCGTTAAAAACACCGATGGTCTTTACTACCGATCAGCAAAAGGCATTTACCGCTTAGGTCGCGATCTGCAAGATAAATACATTGGAGACCGTGTAGAGGACACAAACGGCTTTACCATTTCAAGCGCACAGCTCTTTAAGAGCACAAACGAAATTGTTTATTTCTTCAGTAATTCCCAAGAGGCGCTTTGCTATAACTACTATTTTGATGTCTGGACCGTTTGGCGTAACCACACGTGCGTCAACGCTTACGCTGGCACAAAGCTTTATATCATAAGAGCCGATGGCCGGGTTTTGTACTCGACGCCGACCGTGATTAAAGATGTGGAAAACGGCGTAACGACGGCTGTGCCATATACAATCGAAATGCCTTGGTTAAAAGTTAAAGGCCAGCAAGACTACCAGCGCATTAAGGAATTGATGCTGCTTGGTGAGTACAAAACGGCACACTCGATGATTGCTGAAATCTGGTGGGATTATGATCAGCGCGACGCCGTGAAACAGACACTCACGATTGCTTCGAGCAGCGTTATTAGTGGCACCGATTACGCTGATCAAACTTACCAAATTCGCTTTGCCCCACAGAAGCAAAAGTGTGAGGCTATCAAGGTCCGATTTACAGATGTCCCCGATACATCAACGAGCGGCGAAAGCTGCACGCTAAACGCGGTTGATTTCAGCGTTGGACTTAAATCTGGGCTCTCGAAGCTCAAGACTGGCAAGCAGGTATGATGTCGCTTTATGCTCAATATGTGGCCGAAAAAGACGGGATGAGTGTTATTGAAAAAGAGCACGGCTTTGCTGTGTTTCGGATTCAGTCTGATTCAGTTTATTTGCGCGACATTTTTGTCGTTGAATCGAAACGCAAGTCTCACTTGGCCAAAGAAATGGCCGATGAGGTAGCAGAGATTGCTCGCCGCAAAGGGTGCAAGTTTATGACGGGCACGGTTAACCCTAATTTGCCAAGTGCGACCAAAAGCATTCTTGTGCTTGCGGCCTACGGGATGAATTTAATTTCAGCAAATCAAGATGTTTTGCTTTTCGGGAAGGAAATTTAAATGGGTGAGGTTTTATCACTGCCAGGCAAGATTTTTGGTGGCATCACTGGTGCCCTCGGGGGCGATGCGGCTTACAATGTCCAAAACCCTACTTTTGATCGCACAGCGTTTGATCCAAACGCCGAAGAGCAGCAGCTTACTAATTTGATTTTGCAACGGGCACGGGGCGAGGTTCCGAGCGTAGCCGAGCAGCAAATGCGCACGGGGCTCGATGAGGCCGCTCGCAGGGCCTCTAGCTTTGCAGCTTCTCAACGTGGGGTTAGTCCAGCGTTAGCGGCAAGGCTCGCAAGCCAAGGGCAGCAAGAGCTTATGGGGCAAGGTATTGGGCAAACTGCTATGCTGCGCGCTCAAGAGCAGCAGCGAGCTGAATCTTTAGCAAGTGGTTTGATCGGTGACCAACGATCTGCACGAATGGCAAGAGAGCAGCTTGGGGTAAACGCTGCCCTTGGCGCAGAAGGCATGAGGCAGCGTGGAGCCGAAGCCGGTGCAAGTCGGCAGTCTAGTCTGCTTGGTGGCTTAGGCAGTGCTGCAACGGTTGGTCTTTTAATGTCTGACGAAAGAGCAAAGACTGGCGCTAGAGACGGTCGCGGTGCCGCTCGCGAGATGTTAGATAAAATTGAGCCAAGTTCTTACGAGTATAAAAATAAAGCACATGGTCAAGGTCGGCATTTAAGCCCGATGGCGCAGGATCTTGAAAAGTCGCAAGCTGGTAAGCAGATGGTAGTTGATACGCCGGACGGTAAAATGGTCGATTATGGCCGAGGTTTCGGTGCAATCTTAGCCGCTCAAGCTGACTTGAATGAAAGACTGAAACAAGTTGAGGGTAGACAGGGATTTGCGTTTGGTGGTGCCGTTCAAGAGTCAGGTCCAAAGATGACACAGCAAATGGGTAACGTGATGCAAGCGCAGCCCGTACCAAATCCACAAGTTGTGCAAAATCAATTCGGGTTAGTTGATCAGAATGCCGCTTCTCAGCCAGCAAAACAGCCTGGGATGAAGGGTGATTTCTTAGGCCAAGCGGCAAATGTAAACCTTAATATGATTCAAAATCGCAGAGAGCGCGATTGGTCTAAATATGGAAAAGATGGTAACGACTTGAATACGTCTTACCGTGACTACACCGAGCAAGTTAGATCGCCTTCGCAGATTCGGTATGGATACGCAGACGGCGGCCTTGTGCAGTACGAACTTCCAAAGTTTGGCAATCGCTATGCAAACATGATGGGCGTTGCAGACATTCCAGAGATGCTACCAGCGCAGCAATCAAGCTTTGATCCAGTAAAACTAGGGATGGCCTTAGCGACTCTTGGTGGCTCTGGCAACGTCGCAGGTGGCGCAGGTGGTGCTGGTGGCGGTAACGAGATTGGCACCCGAGGTATGGCACAATATGAAACTGCTGGTTTCATGTCTGGCGGTAAAGTGCCTGGCCGCGCAGAGGTAAAGGGTGATCATCCAGACAACGACAAAGTGAAGGCACTTTTAAGCCCTGGCGAAATCGTTATACCTCGCACTGTAGTTCAAAAGGGACCAGAGGCCATTAAGTCATTCGCTGCAAAGATTTTAGAAAAAGAAAAAGCGGGGCCAAAAGATGTATAAGCCAAAAATGGAATATATCGAGAAGCTTTATAAAGGCGGCAAGATCACAAAAGAGACGGCTGCCCGATGTGGCTACGCCGAAGGTGGCTTGGTTGATCCAGCGAAGATCGATGCGAGTCAGATCGTAATTGATCCATCGGTGATGCAACAAGGTGCCGCGATGCCAGCACCAATGCCCCAAGTTATGCCGCAAGTAAGTGTAAATCCATTTAGCGGAATAACTCGCGGGATTGAGAACTTCAGAGAAAAGCTTGCGACAGAGCCAACGCTTGTCGAGGAAGCACGCCAAAAGTACCTTGCTAGTCAAAATCCTAACTATCAGCTCGCCAGTGCTCCAAGTGGCCAAGCGATGCCAGAAGGTGCCGTCGAGTTAGAGCAGTTTGGTCAAGCGGCGCAAGCACCTAGTCAGATGCTACCGCAAATGCCTGTAAGCGGTGCTGAGGGCGCTATTGATGCTGCCGTTCGCGCTGGAATGGTTGAGGGTGTTCAGACTGGTGCTGCAATTCAGACCATGCAGGATACGCTGAAAGCTACAGCCGCCGAAGAGCAGTTAAAAGCGAAAGCCGCGCAGGATGAGTTTAAAGCAAAGCAGCTTGAGATTGAAAACCTCGCAATGGAATATCAAAAGGCTGCACCAAATCCGCAAGCCGCAAGAGAGCAATTTTGGGGTGATAAAACTACAGGCCAAAAGATCCTTGGCGGGATTGGTCTTATCTTGGGTGCAATGTCGCCAGATGGTATCAATCGATCAGTGCAGTTAATTGAAAAAGCAATCGACCAGAATCTAGATGCTCAGGCAAAAAAGCAGCAGACGATTGGCAATCTCATGAGCGAAAAACGCTCGCTTTTGAATGATCTTCGAAAGACTTACGGCGATGAGCGCGACGCTCGTTTAGCATTCAAGGACTTGGCTTTAAAAACTGCGCAACTTGAGATTGATAAAGTGGCCGCACAAACTAAGAGTGCCAACACTCGCGCCAACTATGCTATTGCAAAAGAAGAGCTTCAAGGTAAACGGATGGAAATTCAAGCAAAGCTTATGGAGTCAGGCCGCTATCAAGGCATGGTGGCGGGATCGCCTAATTCTGTCACCGCTCAGGTTATGACAAAGGTTCCAAAGGAATTACGGGCCGAGGCTTTAAAAGAAGTGGCGGTTTTGCGCTCAATCGAGGCCGCAAAGAAAGACATCCCTCGCGTGTTTAACCAAATGAAACAGCAGCAGACGGCTAGTGCTCGGTTTGGATCGCCAATTCAGAGCAAAAAGCTTTTAGCTGCAAACGAAGCGCAGCTTTTTCCTATCGTAAAGCAAATTGTAGGCGAAAGAATGACCGATGCCGATGCTCGAATTATGATTACACCTTACCTGACAAGCTTTTATGAAGGTAATGAAACGGCAGACAAAAAGGCCGCACTTTTGATTGAGCAGCTAGAGGCGCAAGCCGCAGGTAGGACGCCGCTCTTAAGTGACTTTGGAATTGTGTCGCCACAAAGAACTATCAAGCTAAAAGAACGGGCCAGGTAATGGATCAAAATCCCACAGAGCAGTCACCGCTTACGCTTTACAACATAGCGACGGGCGCACCAGAGAAGCTGCGTCCAGGTGAGGCAGAGCAAGCAATTTTAGGCGGTACGCATAGCGTGCCCCGTGGCACTACGATTAACGTCGTTGACCAGAGTGGTGCTTCTGGCGGGATTGATTCGGCTGATTTGCTCGATGCTCTTAAGCAGGGCTTTAGAATCGAGTCGCCATTTGAAAAAGTGGTTAACGATTACGCCGAAGACAATAAGGGTTTTAGCGGTGCCGCAAAGACTGCTGCTTTAAAAGCAGTAAACGAGCTAGGTTTTGGCGTCCCTGAAGTTATCGCAGACGAGGTTCAAGATCCTTTAGAAATCGCTAAACGTAAAAAGCTAGAGGAAGAGCACGCGGCTGCCGCGGTTCTTGGAACTATTGGCGGGATTGGTGGCTCTCTTCTTTACGGTGGTCCGTTATTTCGTGGAGCTACAAAAGCAGGGCAAGCGGTAGCCAAGGGCACAACATCCGTTTTAACTCGCGGGCTTGAAAAAGCAGGGGTTCAAGGTGCGAAAGAGATTGCACAAGGGTTAGCGCCAAAGATCGCAACACAAGCCGCAGCAATGGCCACAGAGGGGGCGATTGTCGCAGCCCCTCGCGCTTTAACTGAAGCAGCTTTTGGTGACACAGATGCCGCAGCCGAGTCGCTTCTCTGGGGCGCTGGTATTGGTGGAATGCTTGGCGGCTCTATTGCTGCCTCTAGCCCGATATTTAAGAGCGTCGCCAATGTGTATAAAGGTGTGAAAAACAGTGGAAAAGTGCAGCTTGGTATTGATGACGCCGCAAAAGAGGCAATCATTCGCGAGAGCCCGAAGCCACGAGTAGAGGCGAAAGGATTTACGGCTGCGGAAAGTATTGAGCAGAAATTCCCAACACTTCGCTCAAAGGATTACGATTCAATTGTAGCTGACGGTAAAGTCCTTGGCATCGATAACCTAACTTACGACGTGCTAAGCGATAGCCCCGCAATGAAAAACTCGATTGGCTCGCTCTCAGAAAGCACCAGCGCAAAAGGTATGGAGCTTAAGCAGCGCATTGTCGATAACGCTGCAAAGGTTCAAGAGGGTGTCGAGCAAGCCGTTGGTCGAATAGAAAAAGACGCAATTGAGAAAACTGCCGACACTATCAAGACGCAAATCGATGACGTGCTGGCAAAAAAGATTGCCACGAAAGATGAGCTTTATGCGCAGAGAGCACAAGAGTTTGACGCTATTGCGTTGACTGACGATGAGACACTGAAGGTCTTTGATCGAATCAATAAGGTAGCCGACAAGTGGGGCGCTAAAAACTCAAAGCTTGCGGCTAAGTTTCGAGAGGGTGTTGATAACGAGCTACGCGGCACGGTTGATATTACCGGCGAAGTGACAACGCTAGAGTCGTTGATGTCTCAACAATCGGTTATCAATGAGCAGCTTCGCAAGTGGTCACGAGAACCTGGCGTTATTTCTGGTGCCGTAAAACAAGGCTATCAAGAAATGAAGCGGGTAATAGATGACGAAATTGAAATCATCTTAAAAAATAGATCGGAAGGTCTGCCAGGTGCCACTCAAGAAGCGCAGGCTATTAAGGGCATTGCCGAGGGCGCAAAGCAAGCCTACATCGAAACAAAGCGACTTCAAGAGACCGTCGCAAAGCTCTTCGGTGGTAAAGCTGCCGAAAGCCCTGAAACATTTCTTAGAAATCTATTGGACCGATCAGATAAAGGCTTGGTTGATCGCTTGGCAAAGCTTGGCTCAAGGGAGCTTTTAGAGCTTCAAGCGGTATCGCCAGAGCTTTTTGAATTAGCAAAACAAGCGATGAAAACCAATCTTGTTAGACAGACTGGAAAGTCTGATTTTGGTCTTACGACCACAATCGCGAACTATAAAAAAATGGATAAAGGACTAAAAGAAATTGTCTTTAGTCCAGATGAGCGCGCCAAGTTTGAAGCCGCTGCTCGTTTGTGGCCACGAATGGAAGTCAACTTTAACAAGTCAAAATCAGCCACGACGTTTATGTTCAATCGTTCGCTCGTTCGCAAAGTGCAGGACATGGTTGAGAGTGCAGCACTTGATCCAATTCAGGCAAAGGCTATGGACGCTGCGATGGGTGGCACGTCTGCAATCCCGCAAACTCAAAAGCTTATGTCTGCCGCTTTTAAAGTAATCGAGAAAACAGACGAGGCAGTCGAGGCACTTCTCACCAAAGCCCCTAAAGCTGTAAATCGTCAGCGCGTAAGACTTGGCTCTATTTTAGAGCGCGTGGTTAACGACTCAAAGCCTAAAGGTCGAAAGCAGTCTGAGAGCGAAGATCCACAGGAGCTTTTAAAAGAATTTGCTGAAAGTGCTAGCGAAATCGTATCAAACCCAGATGCGGGTTTTGAGCGTTTGGATGAGCTTTTTGGTGGTTTTGGAAACATGGGCGCACCTGAAACTGCGATGAAAGCGCAAGCAAAAGCAGTTCAAGCAATGGGCTACCTTTACCAGAATTTGCCAACGCTTATTAATCCTGTAAATAGCTTTGACGCGAAACAGCTTCCAAGGGTGCCGGAGAGCGAAATCGCAGCATTTGAGCGACGTTTAGAAGTTGTTGAAAATCCGATGATTGTACCGCAAAGACTTTTAGATGGCACGTTATCGCGCGAGCACGTCGAGACGCTTAAAGCGGTTTACCCTTCAATGTATTCGATGATTCAGACGCAAGCGACAGAGACGGTTTTGCGCGAGGGAATTGAAAACGGCGATTATTCCGACCGAATGAAGCTAGCGTTACTTTTGGGCATCGATACGCACGCTAGCTTATCGTCGCAATCGATTCTAAAACTTCAAGAGTTATCGATGAGACAGCAAGAATCGGCGACAAACCAGCCAGCGCCAAGCTCGAAGCAAGGAAACACTTTAGCCGAGCGCACCATGACTGAGGGCCAGAAACAGCAAATGACTTGATTGAATGGCACATTGATGCCGATGATTATTTAAACTTTAGCGGCTGATCGTCGCTTTAGCCTGAAAAGAGGGGTAAATGAGTCGTAAGAATATTCTTGAGCCTTACACCATATTTGATGCCGAAGAAATGACAGGCACGGCGACAATCACAAGCCCCTCAACGGGCATCAAATACCTCGACAATATCGCAATCGATCTTTCTTGGACCGGCACTCCAACCGGAACTTTTTCTGTCGAGGGTTCTTTAGACGGTTCCACGTGGAACGAACTAGGTTTTGGTACTTCTATCGCGGCTGCGGGTGCGGCTGGCGATCATCAAATTTACATTAATCAAGCACCTTTTCACTATATCAGAGTTCAATACACGAATGCTTCTGGTGATGGCGCTTTATCTGGCAAATTAGCCGCGAAGATGGTGTAACATGGCAGTTTATTTTTGGCCAATTTCTAGCGGTGGTGGCGGCGGCGGTGGCGGTGATGCTTCGGCGGCAAACCAGACGCTTCAGATCACTCAAGCCACTCAAACCAATACAAGACTTAACAACGTCACTGGCACAGACGGCGCGTCTGCACCAGCGAACGCTTTTGTTATGGGTGGCGTCACTTCCGGCGGTACTTTTCAAACTTTTGAGACAAACGCTTCTGGTCACCTGAACATTGCAGACGGTGGCGGCTCTATAACCGTTGACGGTCCATTAACAGATGCGCAATTAAGAGCAAGCTCGGTCCCTGTCTCTGCTGCATCGTTACCATTGCCAGCCGGTGCTGCAACTGAAACTACTTTGGCGGCTGCAAACGCTAAGCTTCCGGCTTTGGTTGGTGGCCGCATTCCGATGCTTCCGTATTCTACAAAAGATGACGGGACGGTCCAGCCGGTTCAAGCTACGGAAAACGGCGCTCTCAATGTTGGCAACGCTTATAAGAAATTCCGCGACGGGTTTGCATCGCTTGCGCAAGGTGCCTCGCCAGATCCTGCGATTTGGGATACCGCTTGGGAAAACCAAGGGACTGGCTTTGCGACAAGGGCCGGTGATGCCCAGGGCTCAAGTTATTTAAAAATTTCGGCCTGCCCGCTAACTGCCGACTCGCAGTTTACAATGACTACCGTTCGAACCTTTAAATACCCGATGCGCTTTATTAATATGCTATCGATTTCCCAGCGTATTATTGGCCAAGAGTTTGAGGTTTCGATTGTCGGCGTTGACGGTTCAAGTGTTATCGAGACACTGACTCCAAAAACTGATTTAACTATTTCGGGCACCGTTTCAATTACTTCAAACGTCGCGACGATTAACTTCGCATCGGCGCATGGTCTCAAGACATCCGATCGCGTTTTGCTTGTTGGAAACACTGAGCGTCGATTAAACGTCGGTCCAGTATCGGTGACGGTTGTTACCGCTACGCAGATCACCGTGCCTTGCACACTGACAAACGGAACTTACACCGCTGGCGGCGTAGTCCGTTGGGCTGATCCCTTGGCTTATGCGCGAAACGGCGCTGGTCTTTTGCACGAAAATGCTACGGCGACAAACGCCACGTTCATGACTCGTCGAAACGGTTTCAACACTAGACTTTTAAACTCAACAATCGTTACCACGGCAAACGCAACGACTGTAAACTACGCAGATCCATTTCTTGCGACATCGATGAATCAGATCGTCGCAAATCAAGAGGAATTTACACTTATTCCAAGATCGCCGGACGCCGTTACAGCTCCGAGCGCACCGCTGAAGTGGAATCAGAATCTGCCGGACGAGGAGCTTGAATATAAAATTCGGCTTCGCGCAAAGAACCTAAGCAATTTCACTCGTCCTATTGCTCGCATTACAGCAATTGCAAAAACGGGCACAACGACTGCGACCGTTACAACGGATGTAGCGCATGGTCTCGCTACGACTGACTTTGTCCAAATTTACGGTGTTCGAGATATCACGAATTTTCCGAACCTCACTGCCCTAACAGCAGTCGCTTCAATTGTTTCGCCGACACAGTTCACGATCATTATAGGTGCAGCGGTTACTGCATCGAGCGCAGGTGGGACTGTATTCCTCAACCAAGGATCTGTCTTAGCTTCCGGTATCTCGGCAATTAACGTCCAGTCGATTTCGCGCGCAAGTAATATTTTATCTTTGGTTGGTAACACGTCTTGGACTGGTTATCTGCCTGGTGAGACGATTCATCTTTACGGTTGTGATGCGACCTCGATGGGCCTTTACGACGGCGCTTACAAGGTCTTGCGTATCAACACGACGACTCTCGAACTTGAATCGGTTGGATCTGATTTTGGTTCGATTAACTGCGGCGGCGCGATTATGCGTCGAACTGATTTTAGAATACACACCGTTGCAGAAATTGAACACACAAGGCTTATTGCAGAATTAGCAAGTGGCCAGGGCTCGGCTGATAACTCCAAAGCGGTGCCAGTTAACGTGCCGGGCTCCGTTACCGTAACTGCGTCCAACTTATCAACTAACTTAGCTCAGGCTAACGGCGTTGCGGTACTTATGGGCGCAGGTCCAACCGGTACAGGTTCGCTGCGTACCACAGTCGCAAACGTCGCGACCGCAGTGTTAGCAAACGTGGCTGGCTCGGCTACAAGTGTCACGCTTCTAGCGTCAGCCGCTGCTCGGATGGGTGCTACATTCGCAAATGATAGTACGGCGACTTTATATTTAAAGCTCGGCGCGACTGCCAGCACAACAAGCTACACCGTTTTAATTCCACCTGGTGGCTATTATGAACTGCCTGGATACGGTGGCATTTATTCAGGTGTTATTGATGGGATTTGGTCTTCTGCCGCCGGCAACTGCCGAGTAACAAGTTGGTAATTTATGCCTATATACAATAGCCAATCAGCGCAGACGATCAACGACCAGAAAATTTCGCCGGTAAACTATTTAACCAATAGTACGGCGGAGCTAACAACCGCACCGTGGGCAACTTATGCGCTCGCGGAAGCTGTAACCTTTCAAGACACAGGCGACACTGTAACGCTTGCGGCCCACGGTCTGACGGATGGCACGGCAATATCATTTTCAGTTATCACGAGTACGACCGGCATTTCAATTAACACGCTTTATTATGTCGTAGGTTCAACCACTAACACATTCCAAGTTGCCACAACCGTAGGTGGCACAGCACTGCCTTTAACTACTAACGGCACAGGCACCTTGCTTCGCTCAGTTCCCGTCACTGGCACAGGTGGTACGCCAAGCGTAACTTTCATTCGTCAAACAACATCGCCAATTGCTAACTCGGCAATGTTTCAATTCGTTAAAGATGCAGCAAACCGCATGGGGCAGGGCTCTGGTTATCCATTTACTATTGCCGCCGGAGACCAGGGCAAGATGCTGCAAATCGGAGCCATGTATAGCATTGCGTCGGGCACTTATGTAACTGGCGATGTGACGATGTATATTTACGACGTGACAAATAACCGAATCATTCAGCCGAGCGGTTTTCAGGTTGAGAACGTCGGGGTTATTAGTAATTTGAGCGGCACATTCCAGACGGCGATTAACAGCACGAGCTACCGTCTTTGTTTTCATGTAGCCACTGTTAGTGCCATTGCCTACACGCTGAACTTCACACGCTTCACGCTAGGACCACAGGTAGTGCCGCTTGGTGCGCCTGTTACCGATTGGGTTAGCTATACACCAACTGGAAGCTGGGTTACTAACAGCACTTATTCAGGTCGTTGGCGTCGCGTTGGAGATCACCTCGAGTATCAAATAAGAGTCGCATTGAGTGGCGCGCCTACTGCCACATCGTTGACAATAAATCATTTACCAGCAGGTTTGTCGGTAGACACGGCAAAGATACCTGGCACAAATACGAACGGCGGGATACCTGTCGGCGTTGCTTCGATGGTGAGCGGTGGATCTGCTTTTAATGGAAGTGCTTACTATAACGGTGCTAATATCGCAGTAGTGACTAGTGGCGCGACATCGTCCTATACTTCAGCGGTTAACGTAAATGCGACAATCCCAGCAACATTTGCAACTAACGATTATGTAGAAGTTAAAGGCTCCACGCCAATTTCCGGCTGGTCGTCTAGCACAGTGGTTAGCTCGAGTGCGGATACACGGGTAGTAGCTTCAAGCCGCAACACGCTTTCTTCTACGACAATCACGCTAAACACGGCGCTTAACTTTACGACTCTTGGTTTCGATACGACTGGAAGCTTCAGTTCAGCGACTACTTACACAGTTCCAGTGCCAGGAATTTACAGAGTGACGGCAACTGGATTTACTTTAGCGTCAGGTACTGCAAACCTAAACGTAAGAGTAAATGGCGTCGACCGCGCGTTATTGACTGCAATTGGAACGGCGAGAAATTCCGGTAGCGCAGTAATCAATGTGATTGCGGGTGACGCACTTACAATAGTTTCGGATACATCCGTAACCGCATCTTCAACCGCCGCGATCGCGGTTTACATCGAGCGAATTTCAGGCCCCAGCCAGATTGCTGCGAGCGAGGTTATTGCCTGCCGTTATACTAACACTGCCGCAACAGTCTATGGCAATGGACCCACGACGGTTACTATAGCGACTAGAGACTACGACACACATAATGCGTTTGCATCCAACACGTTTACGGCGCCAGCTCCTGGTTTTTATTACATTCGCTCTCAAGTTAGGGGGAGTGCAAACCAGGTTTCAACCGCTGAATTGCGACTAGAGGCCAGAAAAAATGCATCGACAAGTTACTTGATTGCAGCTCAACTTTTTGAAGCGGCTGGCAACCAAAACTATACAATAGGTGGCTCTTGTCAGTTGAGCTTACTTGCGGGCGAAACTGTCGATATAAGATTCACGACAACTTTTTCCGGCAACGTCACGGCTTCAACTACAGACAATCAAACGTATGTAGAAATCCACCGCATCGGCGGTGTGATGTGATGAAAAAGGGGATCAAATGAAAAGCAATCTTGAGCCATATAGACTTGTAAACGCACAAAGCATGGCCTCGACGATCACAAGCGAAGTGTTTGAGGCAATTGCCTATTTCGGTCTTGCTGTGCAGTACAAAGTTTCTAGTGGCTCGTCTCCGACGGGATCGCTCGCGATCCAAATGAGTAACGATAGGGCTAACTGGGTTAACGTTCCAACGGATACCGTGAAAGCAGTAAACCCAGTGGCTATCACGGCTAACGTTGATGGTTTTTGGCTTTACCAGGACATTATTCCGATGAAGTGGATTCGCGTAGTTTATACCCGCACGAGCGGCAGCGGTACTTTAGACGTTTGGGCTAGTGGTGTTCGATTAGCATAAGGGGGCAATATGGAAGCGGCCTTGATAGCATTTTTAGAAAAAGCAGCAGCAGATTACCCGTGGCTTTTAATGACCTTAATGGTGATGGGTCTTTTGCGCCTTATCAATAAACCACTCTTTGCTTTTTGGCGCAGTTATGTGCAGTCAACGCCGGACCTAAAAGACGATGCTTTTTTAGATAAGGTCGAGGCTTCGCCGGTCTGGAAAGCTGTGCTTTTTGTGATCGATTGGACTGCGTCTGTGAAGTTACCGCCTAAAAAACCATGATTAAGGCAATTGAGGCTTTGATTCTGGTAATTAAGCTTGCGGAGACGCTTTTGGCAGCTATCCGCAATCGCCATGCAGAGGAAACCCGCGCACGATTGGATCAGGCAATTGAGCAAGCAAGATCAGCAAAAACACCTGAAGAAAAAGAACGAGCGGCACGAGCTTTACGAGAAGCATTTTACTGACGCTACGACTGATTTTTTGGTGGCGCTCCTAATAATTGGTCTTGCAATTTTGATCATGTCTTGTGCGCATGTATCTGGACCAGAGCCGAGCTTTAAGCCAAATATTTACTTACCAAGCACGACAGATGGGCGAGTGGTTTTCATTTCTGGCGACGGTGACAAGATTGATTCAGACGAGCCACGAATGCTTGATCTTTACTGTGCGCCGCTCAATGATTTAAAGCTACTGCAAGAGAAGCTTTTGCGCTGTGAGGTTTGGAAATGAACGACAAAGTTAGACTAATGCTGGACTATGGTTTTTCGCTTCTGTCTAAGCCCTATCATTGGGGTGGCGATGATCCACTGGCGGGCTTTGACTGCTCTGGCTACGTCCAAGAGTGCCTAGCTTCAGTGGGACTAGATCCAAAGGGTGATCAAACGGCTCAAGGTCTTTATGATCATTTTGCTGCAGTTTCCGATAGAGAGCCAGGACCAGGGGCATTGGTGTTTTTCGGCCAAAGTAGCGCCAAGATTAATCACGTTGCCTTGATGGTTGACGATGATCACATGATGGAATATGGCGCAGGTAATTCATCCACGACAAACCTTGAGCAAGCTGTCAAGCAAAATGCGTTTGGAAGGATTAGACCGATTTCATCGCGCTCTGATTTGGTGGCCATTTTAAGCCCGAGGTACGCTTGAACATATTGGCAGAGGTAGGCTTAACCAGTGAACAGGCTATCGCGGCAATTGTCGGTGTGGCTGCTACCGCTGCTTTTAACTTAGTGAAATCGTCTTTAATGTCGCCAGGACAGATTAAGCAGATCGAAAAAGAAAACGTGATGCGCGACGCGAAGCTAGATAAGTTATTCGAGAAAACGGACAGGCTTGAAAGGCAGGTTTTGATTCTTGAACACAAAGCCGAGCAAGAAACAGCCGAGTGAGTATCTTGTAATCTTTGCCAAGATCGCAGATGTCGAGCCTGGGCAAGTGCTGATTTGCTGCCCCTTATGCCAGATGACTACAGAAATTGTTGCAGAATTGTCAGGCCCACTTAAAGAGTGGACGCAATGCCAAGGCTGCAAGTGCTGGTTTCATCCCACAGTGACGTTTTTAGGCACCAACGACTGAAATAGTTTCACAATGAGACACCTTTGAGGCCATGCGTTGCAATCGCATGGCAAGTGCGCTATTCTTATCTCAGAGGTGCGAGATGGCTACCAGAAAACAGCGCGTTTACATCACTAAGGCCGAGTTTGCGGCGCTCGATTATTTCTTATCAATTGCAGAGTCAGATTACCGGCTGGCCGATGATCAAGAGAAGACCGTTAAAGAGATTGAGCGATTGCGCGAGAAGTTGCGCCAAATGGAGCTTCAAAAGAGGAAGGTTTAAAATGTTACCCAACCTTGTTCATTTTGCAATGCGCATTGCGATTGCCACATTAGCCTTTATTTGGTTGTCTGGGTGCGGTAAACAGCCGGTCAACGCATGGGAAGCGTGTTGCGCCGATGGCCAGTGTGCAAAACAGATGCTTTACGATGACGACGACAATAACAACGGGCCTCTAGCATCGTGCTGGGTTCGAACGGATGGGGGCTCATGTGGTGTCTGCTTTGAGCCAGGAGGCTAACATGGTTAAAGAAATCGAGGCTTACTTAGGCATCTGGCTGAGGCTTGAGCTTGAGGCTAAGGCCGAGTTTGCAGAGGCTAGAACGGCATGGGTTTGCCTAGATCCTGACGCCGGTTTAAGTACCCAGCGCGAAGTGCTTGCTACATTGAGCACCGCCAAGGCAAAACTGGCACGCGCAGAGGGTGGTGTTAGCGCCTTAAAGATGATTTTGGAGAAACTGAAACATGAAGAAAAATCGCACAATCCGAATCGACGAGAAGCTATTGGAGCAAGCGAGCAAGATGGGGCTCGATATATCGCAGGTGACGAGAGCCGCAATTGAAAAAGCCGTGTTATCGGCTGGCCAGTGCCCTACTTGCGGCCAAAATGTAAAAACGTCTCAATCTAAGAAAAAGGATTAATGCGCGTTGCATTTGCATGGCGATCATGTTAACCTGTTTTCAGAGGTGCGAGATGAGAACACAAAAGCAAACGATCACGATAGTAATTCCAGGGACTACAGACGAGCTGGCAGAGCTTACGGTTTACGTTAAAAATAACGACATCGTTGATGTAAAACCCTATATTTTTGATTTCAACCAAGCGGCTCAAGACAATCCCGACCATGTTCATTTGGTTAGCGACGTTGCTGGTTTTATTGCTGGTCAACCAATGGCCTCTTGGCTTCATGATCAGGTTTACTTTGAGCTTCAGCGTTGGGGCATGACAGATACTGACGATAACGAGCCTGACGGGCTTCTTTTGGCAAAACAACAAATCGAATGGGAGCTTTCAAATGGCACTCGATAACGCTTTAAGGCTTGATGAAAAGACCTACAATGCGATCTATGCGGTTAGGTCTTCTAATTTAAAACACGCTCTCAAGAGTGCTGCGCACTACAAGCAAGCCCTTGAGACACCTTTTGAGCCGTCGCCAGCAATGGTTTTAGGTACGGCCATTCATACAATGATTTTAGAGCCTACAACTTTTGATATCCGCTTTAGGGTTTTTGAGGGTGATCGCCGCACAAAAGACGGCAAGGCAGAATATCAAGCAATTGTTGATCAAGGGTTAACACCGATTGGCCGTGATGCTTTTGAGACGGCTAGAAACTGTTTTCAGTCCGTTACCAAACATCCAGAGGCTTCGAAATACGTTGTAGCTGGCAAAGAAGAGCACGCTTTTGTCTGGACCGATGTCGATACAGGGGTTTTATGTAAGTGTAAGCCTGACTTCCTACATAACGGGCAATTCGTGGTTGACGTTAAATCGACTCGCGATGCTTCGCTAAAAGGCTTTCAGAGCGCCATTGGCTCTTATCTGTATCACGTCCAGGCTGCGTTTTACCTTGATGGCGTGGCGCAAGTAACTGGCCTACCTTATCGTGACTTTGTGTTTCTTTGCGTTGAGACAGAAGCTCCCTATGGCGTAGCGACTTACGCTCTTGATGAATCATCAATTGAGATGGGCAGAGCACTTTACAAGATCGCTCTCAAGAATATCCGCGACGCGCAAATCGATAACGAGTGGCCGGCTTATCCAAAAAATCTTCAGACCATTAGCCTACCGACTTGGGCACATTTTAATGCGCAAGAAATTATCCAAAAAGAGTCGTGAAGACTTAACTAGAATTGCCAACACGCTAGCGCAGCTTGCAGAAGCTGTGCTTTTACTTGTTGAGCGCGAAATGCATGAGGTAACCGACAAGGATCTGGAAACACCACCTAGAAAGATTGCAAAGGCAATGCAATCAGGGCGACGTGTAACGCCAGATGAGGTAACACGTTATGCATTGTCGCTACAGCAATCCGTTTATAATCCAAAAATCAAAGTGCGCGCACAGCCACGGCACATTACAGAAATCAAAGGGGATCTAGTCGATGTCGAAAGAACTAAAGCCAATTCAAGAGGACGCGATGGTGCCGAGCTGGACGCCGGACCAAATGGACCTAGTAAAAAGATCGATAGCGAAGGGTGCGACTGAGGACGAGTTTAAGCTTTTTGCTTATCGCTGTAAAGACATGGGGCTAGATCCATTTAAGAAAGAAATCTATTTCGTAAAGTACGGCGGTACACCAGGGACTATCATCGTTGGCATTGATGGTTTTAGAAAGATCGCTCATCGGTCTGGCCGTTTATCAGGTATTGAGCGCGGCGTGATTCGTAATGAAGAGGGAATCTGCGTAGCCGCATGGGCAAAGGTTTATCGATCAGACTGGACACATCCAGCTTATGAGACCGTAAGCCGTCACGAGTACGACACGGGTAAAAACAACTGGTCAAAGATGCCTGAAACCATGCTTAAGAAAGTCGCCGAAGCGTCAGCCCTTCGCATGGCATTCCCTAACGAGCTTGGCGAGATTTACGAGCAGTCAGAAATGGACCAAGCGCAAGACGCTGCCGAGCTACATAGGCTTGACTCTATTGAGCGTAAAGCGAGAGCTGCGGCTGTAGAGATTGATCAGTTAAACATTGATGCTGAGGCACCGGCTGGTGAGCGCCTATGGCTTGTCGGTAAGACGTTTTACGGGAAAAAGATTAAAGACATTCCCGGCGATAAACTTCAAGAGATGCTTAAGCACTTAAAAGGTTTAGAGAAGCTTACACCTGAGATGGTGGCCGCTATTAGTGACGTTGAGGAATATTTCGAGCAGAGAAAGTCTGAGGCTTTAACATGATTTGGGTTCTTTATTTTTTGCATCTTAATTTAGTTCTTAGCTGGTCTGTTTTCTTAATGCTTTTGATGGCGGTGATGGGATGAGTGACAGACAATTTTGCCTAGGAATCTTAGGCATTATAATTCTTTGCATGATTAGTTTCGCTTGCTCAACTTTTAGGTGGACGTTGTGAATATCATCGAAGCGAGAGAGTTAGCGATGAGTGGAAAGACTGTGTTTAGTGAGGATGGCACTAAATTTACGCGGGAAGATTTTGAGGCTTACGCAAGAGACGCCGACCGCTGGCACGATAGTTATGTTTTTGGCGTCTGGCGCGAGAAACGCGAGCCACGGCGGGTTTATGTCTTGGTCGATTCGCGGGGTATCATCACCGAAGCGTCATTTAGTCGAATTGCATTAGAGCCTGAAGGTACTAGCAAGCGC